GAAACTGAGCGGCGTACTCGGGCTGCTCTCGAAGCCATACGTCAAGTCCTTTGGAAGTGTCCAGACCTGAGTTGACAACTTTCCATGCTCGGGGGCCAATGGACTTGATCTGACTGTTGCTGAAGCCCCATGATTCCAACTGGCTTACCAGACCGTCATAAGAACTTGCTTGGGTAGTGACTGAAGGATTGCCTACTCCTGCAAGAAGCCTTGCAATGTCTGATGCTGTGCCGCCACCGCCAGTACCGCTGACTGCGCCTGGTGGAATCAGGTATTTCTTTGGCGCTCTTGCTGCTCCGGTTGCTGCGCCAAGCGTGGTTGGGTCAAGCAACGAACCCTTTTGGTAAAGGCCGTTCATGTAATCGTAGAGCGTCATGGTGGGTGACGTAGTAAGTGCAAGACGGTAACCGTTGAGGAACTTGTCGTAATGAGACTTCAACGTTTCAAGGGGAGTCTTGTCTTTTGCGCCGACATAGCCGTAGCCTGCCATGCCAACAAGAAGGTTGAGTTGCTGAAGCTGTGAGTGGCTGAGTCCACCCTTGCTAATTGAGGAAAGAACATCTGCTTCACGAACGTTGAGGTTCTCGTCAAAGTGGCCGGCATAGATGGATCGCAAGTAGGTGGCAATCTGACCCATTGGGCCTTTTTGCTCTGCAAGGCCTTTGCCTTTGCCCATAATGAAAATCTTGACATCAGGGTTGACTGGCGCAACACCGAGAGCGTTGGGACTGGAAGCGTTGCCGCCGCCACTGGGAACTCCGGTGTACCCGCTGGTATCGGTCATTGTTCTGCTCCTTGAAGTGCCGATGGGTCAATACCGCCGGGCATGTCTCCACCTGCAATTTTCTGCATCAGGTGGCCTTTGTGTTCGGGCGTTCCGTCCCAAGCATGTTCGTTGTTCTGCGCTTGACCAATTGCTCGACCAACGTTTTGCATGGCTTCTGGCGTGTGCTCAAATCCGCTTGTGGGATCAGACTTGATGAAGTCCAAGAAGTCTTTAAGGGGCATGACGGTTGGCGAGTTGGTCTTGGGGTCAGTTCCACCAGACAGGACTTTCTGCCACATGGGGTCGTCCCAATTTGCTTTTACGAATGGGCCGAGAACCTTTTTTGCCATCTCAACGTAAGGGTCAAGTAGGGCTTTGGTGGTAATGCCCATAGCGAGGCGCTTCTCAAGGCTTGGGTAAAGTCCAGTGGCGACTTGGGCGCAGTACTCAGCAAATCCCGGCTTGTCTTTCCATGCTTCAAGTGCAGAGTCAGACATGGGAATCATGTAGTCCTCAGCAATGGTCTTGGGAGACTTTTTTTCTTCCGCCTCAAACACAGCAGATTCCGCTTGTTCGTGGGCTTTAGATTCTCCGGCTTCAACGTCAGCCATCGTTAGCCTTTCGGAAAGTAGGGATACTGGGCTTGAAGAACGTCAGTGATGAACGTGGTCATCTGCGGGTACTCGGCCTTGAGTGCGTCAAAGCCTTGCCACCCCACTTGATTGCCGAACTTGGCAATCCGACCTCTATCCGCCGAACTGTATTGCGGAGCGATGTTGTTGGCGAAGTTCTGATACTCATTGTAGACCTTTTTCATTTGCCCAAAGAGAGGTTGGTTCTTGGCAAGTTTGTTGGCCTGAGTGCCTGGCGTCATCATTTCTTGAATCTGACTGATGATTGCTACTCGATTGCCCTTGCTTGCGCCTGCTTCGTGAGCGATCAGCCAGTCGTTGTTGTTAACCGGGCCGTACTGCTTTGCCCATGCTTCTGCTGCTCGGTAGCCTTCGTAACTGCTGCCACCCTTTTCAGCGGTAAATGCCGGCTCAATGACGTTGTAGTACAAGTAGTTGCCGATGGTGATGTTGAGCTGCTGCTGCATCTCTGCCGGCGTTCGACGTTGACGAAGTTGCTGCTGCATCTGGTAGAGCGCACCAAGGGCGTAGTACGGATTGGTCGGGCTTTGCAACGTGCCAAGTGGCATAAGGTAGCGAGCGCCTGCTGGAACTGCGCTAACCAACTGGTAATTGCGTTGCATCCAGTCAAGGGCAGGCTTGGTTTCAGGGTAATTTGCGCCTTGAGCCTTGGAGTTTTGGAAGGCCGTGGTCGTGGTGAGCAAACTGAACGGAGCCATTGTCGGGTCGTTCTTGAACATCTGGTCTTGTGCAGCAACGTAGTCACCGTTGAGTTGGGTGACAAGGTTCTGGTATGCCTGAACAAACGTTGGATTGGCTTGGGACATACTTGTTGACAGTGGCGAGAAGAAGCCAAATGCTGCTCGCACCATTGAGCGAGTAAAGGTTGCCGTGTTGACTTCGCTCATCAAGTCTGAAAGGTGTTTGGCTGCTTGTCCGTCAGTCTTGGGGTTGTAGTAACGAGTGAAGATTTCCAAAGCAAGTTGAGCCTGTTGTTCTTGCGGCAACTTGGGGTGGGCCTGTGCAACGGTGTCCATGAAACTCTGCAACTTCTGTTCAACCAAGTAGCGCCAAGATTCATTGGAAGCGGTGATGTACGAGGACTCAAAGCCACCTTGGGCAAAGACGTTGGTTCCGTTCTGACCAAATGCTGCGCCAACTGCGCCAAGGACAGTCTGGGCAACGTGGTCAACAAATGAGTTGGGCAAAAAGTCTTGGAGGATAGACGAACTTTCACCTGCTGGGCCAAGGACAAGATCGTCAATGCGCTGCAACTGCGCTGGGGTGAACGGAGAGACAAATGGCACAACGTACTTGAGAGGCAGAGCGATCATTGGGCCGCCTCGTGGGATAAGCGAGTGCAGCAAGGCAGATGGTGAAGTCAATGCGTTTGACGGGTCGCCACTTTCCTGCGGAGAAATTGGCAGCACAGATTGAGCAGAACTGAGGCTCAAGTTCAGACCAATTGGAACCGAAGCGCCAAGCATCTTGGTCATGAAACCAACAAGCCATGCAGAGCCGGGCACTTGGATTGAGGGGTATCCGCCTTGGCTCTTACCGGCGGTGTACGAGTAATTGAGGACTTGGCTAATCGTGCGGAGATAGCGTTCAAATGCGCCGATGTCCGTGACTCCAAGACGAGCCATACGCCGCCATGATTGGTTCTGAGCAAAATAGAACGGCGCAAAGACTCTCATGCCATACTCAAACTTGAGTTTGTCGTGAGGGTTGTGAACGAAGCGCACCATCTCTTGTGAGGCACGAGCAAGGGCGAGTGTGTCGGCTTGCTCCTGCGTCATGCCTGCACGTTCCACCAACTTCTGCGTCAGCTTGCGTTGGTTGGCGAACTCCACAATGAAAATGGGTTCACGGCTCAATCGAGAGACAATGTTGCCAGTCAGTTTCTCGTTGACGTTTTCACCAAAGTGGGCGAAGATGTTACTAAAGCCAGGACCGTTCAGGGAGTCGGCGCTTCCTCCGGTGATCTGGTTGAAGTGTCCAGCGGTGAGGGCGTTGCCTTCTGCGTCAGTGTGATACGTCTTGGCAAAGCTCTGCCACGTTTTGTTCTTGACTTGTCGGTAGGCAATGTCACGGAACAGTCTTTCGTCAAAGTACTGACCACCAATGGAGTCAATCTTTCCTGCGCCGACAATGAGCGGGGCGAATCCGTCAATGGCAACTGTGGAGTGGGCGAGTGATGATTTGCGGAGGATTTCTTCTGGCGAATCAGTAGGCAGAGGCCTGAGGCCGGGGTGGTTTTCTACCCATGTGATGTCGGTTGGGAACCAGCCATTTTGCCGCACAAAGATTTTGCGAGTGGCTTCGGGAAGCGACTGCATGAAGTTGTAGTGAGCGGTGATGCCGGCGTCCATTGCAGTTGAGAACGCTTCTGCCTGACTTGCGCCTTCTTCCAATCTGCGCTGGTAGGTGGCGTACATGACCGGAACTGCCTTTTGCATTGCTGGGTCACGCAGGATTCGGTTGGCGAACATGAGGCGTCGAGTGACGTAGCCATCTTCGTTTGGCCCAAAGATTCTGTTGCTGTCGTTGCTGATGCGGACTTTCTTGCTGTAAGTAGTTCCAAGGCGGTCACGGCGGTTGACAAAGTACCGTGAGGCAACGTTTTGGTCTTTGATAGAAGTGTCTTGTCCAATGGCAGAACCCTTGGCAGGCAGGGAAGTGTCGTTGACCATTGAGTGTCCGCCCTCAACCATCTGAGGTGCGATGTGTCCGTCGTTCAGGTAAAGCGAGGCAATAGCGGCGTCCATGAACTCTTGTTTGCCAAGTCCTTTAAGGATGCTCGTTTCCAATCCGGCCATAATGCCGTGAACTGCGGCAATCATGGAACCCATTTCTTCTTCTGATGAAATCCAGCGAAGGTTGGAATCTTCTACGCGGAACACTTTGGTGCCAATGACGTAACTAATGCGAGCTGCCATGTCCAAGACAGAACGGCGGTCAAGGTCTGCACCCCAATACTTGACTGCACGTTCGTGTCGAGCGCCGGCAGTAGCAAGGCGAGCAAGGGTCAGGTTGATCGGCCCTTGACGCATGGCGTTAAGTAGACCTTCGGATGCGGAAACTCGGGTTGCCCAGCCACCAGTGGCAAGAGCAAGAGGTTTAAAGATTTTGTCGTTGACCCACTTGTTGAGGAATAACGTTCCTCGTTGTGTCATGCCTTGTGTTGCGTCAACGTAGTAGTGCATTGACTCAAAGATGTTGCTTGCCTTCATGCCAATCTTTGACGTTTTAAAGTCAAGGGCAGGAAGCGTTTCATCGCCGTTGTAGACAATGCCTTCTTTTGCGGCGGCTTCTACAAAGTCTGCGTAGTGTTCTCGCAACGCTACCTTGAGTGGTACGTCAAGTTCTTTCACTACCTTCTTGTTGAACTGCTTGACAAGAACGTGAGCTTCTTTACGGAAGTCTGAGTAGTTGAGGAACTTGATGCGCCCAAGGTCGTCGGCGTAGATACCGGCAGTCAGTGAGTGGAGTCCTGCTTCGCCTGGCTGTGCAGTACCGCTGAGGTCTGAGCCTTCAATGCTGGTGGCGTACTTACCGTCAACGTTGACTCCACCGTAGCCCATAGCGTTTGAGGTGGCTCGCTCTACTGCGTTGTTGACGCTGGTATCAAACTCATTGAGAAACGCATCTAGGCGGTTCTCGTGTAAGAAGCCTTGCAGGTCAGTTGGAGCGAGGCGCATCGTGGCTTTTTCGCCGGCAATGGCTTTGACCATTTCAATCTGAAACTTGCCCTTGACGACTGATTTGTAGACGTTCATCCACTCGCCAAGATCGTGCGTCTTGTACAGATGGTTGATTACTTCGTCGGCAATCGCTTGTGAGAACCCAATGTGACGGAGGCCGTTGCTGAGTGCGCCAAGTGCCGCTCTATCGCCAAGCGTGAAGGTGTCGCTCCTGATGCCCCATTCTTCTCGCAGTCCAGAGAAGTCTCGGAACATTGGCATGAACGACAACAGGCCCTTGCCCTTGAAGTCTGCTTGTTTTACCCGCAGAAGAATGGCGGAAGATGATGGCAATTTGCCGGTGGTGAACACTTCGTCCATAGCGGACAGTTGCTTGAAGGCGCTCTTGACGTTCTCAAGCGTGGCGGCTTTGTCTATGTTCCCTGCGGCGTCAACAACTTTTGCAAGCGACAGAATTCCTGAGATAGGGACAAGGCGCTGGTCAATACGGTTGATGGCGGCAGGGCTGTCAATGTTGTCAACAATGGAGTTGAGAGCGTTCTTTACTCCCGACGACCTCTCGTAGGCAACGTCAACATTGTCAAACGCTGTGCCTGAAAAGATTTTGTTGATGAGCGAGCCTTCTTTGCCCAAGCCTTCTGCGCTGCGGATACCGCCGACAATGTTTCCGGCTGCGCCAAGTGGGTCTTGCCCACCGACTGCCATGAGGAAGTCAACGGCTCCTGAAGCAAAGTTGTGCCGGCCAAACAATGCTTGACCAAACGTAGGCGCAAGGTTGGGGTGGTCTTTTGCCCACTTGGTTCCGTCTTGCGTTGCCTGCCAGATTTCGGGGTAAACAACTTGTCCACCGATCTGACCTGAAAGTTCGGTGCCGGCAATGGTGTACTTGTTGACGACTCGCCCAGTAATGTCGGTGACTGGCTTGATGAACTTGGTAACTGGCGCAAGTTTTTCCTCAAACGCCATTTTCATCTGAAGGAACTTCTGGTATGCGGCAGTTTCTTCTACTGCGTCTGTTGCATTGGCTTTAACTTCTCGAAGTTTTGCTGCGGCTTCTTTGAGGTCTTGAAGTGCTTTGGCGATTGCACTCATTTCCTCAGTGGTGGTTCCAGCTTCAGTTGCGGCGGCGGCAATGTCGCCAAGGCTTGCTCCTGCGACTGCAAGTTCTGGGGCTACTTCTTCTGCGCCAGGAGTAGCGGTGGCAACGAGCGATGCGGCGACAGAAGCCGTGGCTCCAAGCACCATTGGCATCGTTGCTTTGATTGCTGCATCTTCACCGTGGAGTTGTTTAACAGTCTCGTAGTAGCGGTAGAAGTGGGCTGGTTCAGAGAAGATTCCCTGAAGGGTATGCAGGACAGTGTTGGAAATTTGTGAAACTGCGCCAAGTCCGTCAACTGCTGCAACAGGTGATGATTGAACTTCTTTGTTGGCTTTGTCGTCTAGGCCAACTGCCCAGTTCATTGGGTGAGCGCCAAGAACCTTGCCAATAAATCCCATCGTGGGGACAAGGACATCTTTTTCAAACGTAGTGCCACCGGGCACAGCGGCAACTGCGTCCTGCAGGCCTTGACCAAATGCTTGAGTGACCGGAACGTTTGATTCTTGTGCTTGCCTGAAATCAAGATACGTTTGTTCGCCGTAAGACCTCATGGCGGCGTCGTAGAGAGACTTGGCTTTCAACACTCCGGCAATGTCTTGTGGGTTGACGGTGTTCTTCAAATTTTCGTTGTGGACAATCGCCCAAAGAATCTCAGGGTGGTTGGCAAGGTACGGAGCCTTCTGAACGATCTTGTTCAGCGCAGATGCTTCATTCCAATGCTGATTGTCTTGATTGATTTTGGCGGCGTTGGCTTGAGCGGCAATGACTTCAGTTCGAGGCCGATAAGTTTGGCCGGGTGGCGCAGGGGTGAGACCGTCATAGCCTGCCGGCGTGGGCTTGAGCATTCCATGTTGGGCAAGCCATTCTTCTTGAGTGGTGCTAGCAAGCCGTTCCAGTGAGCCTTTGTCTTGTTGCGCCGGTTGAATCTTGGGCATCTGCGGCATGTAGCCGGTGCCGAATCCTGCGGTAAGCGACGTTGCTGGTGGTGGCGTAGGTTCTGTAGGTTGTTTTGGTTGTGGACTTTGTGCCTCCGGAGTGGGGGCGTCCATGACTCCTTGAAAACCAACTGCGCCTTGTGCCATTAGAGTCCTGACTGCTTGAGCATGTCAGCAAGTGCCGCAATCTGCGGGTTTCCATAAGGACTATTGGCGAGAGCTGCAAGTCCTGTTGAGACAGATGCTTTCGTGCTTTGGAATTGGCCCATTGCTTCTGGCCCTGCGCCCGGCCCATTAACAAGTCCGTGAGTCATGGGAAGGTCGGGTTGCTCGGTAGGGTGCAGGAACTTGAGCGATGAGAAGTCTGGTGCAGGGTGTGGTGCCTGCTGAGTAGGCGTTGCTGCTGCTGCCATTTGTGCTGGTGCGATTTCGCCTTGTGCCATAGGGACAGACTGCATGGCGGTCATCTGGGCTTGTTGCTTGCCGTAGTCCTGTCCCGGAACCGTGACCTTGGGCATGGCAAGGTCTGTGCGTTGTGGTCGAGCTTTACGGGGCACCTGCGCCTCCACCTAATGCGCCAAGCAGGGACTTCAGATCAGTCGCTCCCTGTGGTGGGGGTGCGATGGATGGTTGGGGCTCGGCTTGGTCCGACGGGGTTTGCGGGGGAGTCTGGTTAATCCCCGGCATTCCTTCAGGACTTGGAGGCATACCTTGAGATCCTCCCGCACCTGCCATACCACCGCCAGGCATTCCAGCTTGGCTTCCCATAGCCTGTTGCTGTTGAGCCTGTTGCTGCTGTGCTTGCTCATTCTGAGCCTCCTTGTGCGCTGCGTTGATAGCGTCAGCCAGACTCATTTCTGGGTCAATCAACTTCATTGCTATCTTAGCCACAAGTACGGAGTCCATTTGACCAGCCGTGAGTTGCTGCTCAATACCCGCTAGAAGGGCTTTTTCAAGTCCATCCATGATGATGCGGTGCTTCTCTCGCTGCGGATCTTCAATGGTCGGGTCAAGTTCCATGCCAGTTTCGGTAGACATGATGCCCATGCCGATTTTCTGGCCGATAGCGACTGCGATGCCGTTTGCGTCTGAGCCGGGGAGTGGGTAGAACACTCGTGCTTGGTCAGTGGCAAAGGTGTCGTCGGGAACATAATCTTCTCGGACAACCTTGCCATCACCGGGCAAAACAAACATGGAAGGCTTCTTGCCGTAGTAAGCCTTTTGTACGGCCACCATGCGGCGGATTTCCGCTTCAGCCGACATTTCAAAGATTTCCTGATACTCCTGAATCGGCATGTCAACCGTGTTGCCCAAGACCATCTCGCCTCGTCGGGCAGTCCGCACGTTGGTTGGGGACTCGCCACCGAACTCTGCTGGGATACCTGCGGAGAGTCGTTGGTTGCGCTCAAGTTGGTCAAGGAGCTGCATGCCCATTTGTCCGACTTGTGGGAGCATCTGACTTACTCGGCCATCTTTGACAATGCCAAGTTGTCCTTGCTTGCCATCAGCGTATTGAAGGATTTGCGGAGCACGAGCGTTGTTATTGCCTTCTACCCATTGCTCAGGGAATACTCCACGGAAGATGGCGATGGTGTTGAGAGCGTCAAGTTTTGCCGCGCGAAGGTGCATCCCAATCGTGCCATCAAACTGCCCCGCTAAACGGTCAAGGGTTACTCGACCCGGAAAGACGACAGGCGAGATGCCAGCACGGTTCGGAATGCGTTCTAGGAGGGCCATGCTTGCTGTTCCGCCGGCAGGCTCGTAGCGAGTGCCGGGGTTACGGCTACTGCCCACGCAGATGATGACAGTTTCATCTTCATCAACGTATTCCAAAATGTCAAAAAGCGTCGTGTCGTTGAACTTCTCGCCCTTGTAAATCAGGTTTGCTTGCGCCGGATAGGTGGACTTCAGCCATGCAAGAGGCTTCTGGTCGTGGAAGATGCAGTTTGCAGGCTCAAGGCTGTCGGCATCAAGGAGTTGCGAAGGGTAGGCCGAGAGTGGGTTGCGGACTCGGACAAAAGGAATCTTGCGTGGGTCACGGCCATCAGGGGCAACTGGGGTAATCGTGACTGGCGCACAACCGTAGGCAACCAAGAATCGTGCTCGTCGGCGCATCTTGATCTTGTACTGGTTCATTTGCCACCAGCCCTTGACCGCCAAACGTGAGTCGTGGGATTTGGTGTCCCAGCCCTTGAATCCGGGCTTCAGGCTTGGGAACTGAATCTCAGGGGTGACTGAGGCGATACGCATGGCAAACTGCTCAACACCCATTGCAAGCAGGTTGGCGGTGGCAGGCTTCTCAATGTCGTCAAGCTCCGGCAGGGGAACCATGATTTCGCCGTTGTAGTGGCGGCGAACTTCATCGGCTTTTTCCCACCAGCGTCCACGGGAGACTTTGCGCTCCTGGAACATCTGGACAATCTGCTCTGGCTCGATCATGCCTTCACCCAAGATGGTCGCCAAGCCGGTGCGGAATTAAACATACCTTTAGGGGTAACGTCGGGAAGGTTCCACTCAAAGAACCATTGAGCCATCACGCAGTCGTCCGTTCGTCCATGGGGGTATTTCGTTACCTCGTCAATCAGAGGCATCACGCGTTGCTTGGCCTGCGGAGATGCAGGTAATCTTATTCTACCGTATCTGTAGTGTGGAGCGAGGGTTTGTACGCCAAACTCCTCATCGGACTTGTTTTTTCCTGTAGTGTGGGGAAGTATGTCTACGCCGTTTTTGGCTTGCCAGCGGCGCACATGGTCGTATTGCAGCAAGAACTTGGCAGCTGCGTTGACCTCGACAATCCACGCTTGGATTTCTAATCCCACTTGACGGGATTTGTTTTGCCAATCTGCCATGAGTCCTGTGTATTCTCCGCTTGCTTGGTTGAAGTCCAAGAACTGCGGGGCTTCCATCTTGCCTCGATGGAACGCCAGCAGGTAGCGGTACTCAGTGATGGGGTCGTAGCCCCAAAGAGTGACTGCCCAGTACATAGATGGGGAAGGGTCACATGAGGCCATGATGATGAGGCCATCTGCGGACACACCATCTGGGAGTTCCCAGAAATCTCGGCCCTTGTCCAGACAACCGGGATATTTCTCAGAGCCGTAAATCCACTCGTTTTGTACAAGAACGTTGGCAGGGTCTACATCTTCCTGCTGGTACACAGTTCGGTAACTGTTGATCGGGTTGCCCTCAAGCATCCGAATCTTCTTGTAGGGAAGTCGGCGGGGGTCAAGCAGGCAACCTTCAGGGTAGGGCTTGGCAGTCTTGGGGTCGTGATTCTCGGTCTTGCCGTTGTCCCCGTCGCATCGTGCTTCATCGTGCGCTCGGAAGATGATGTGCTTGTACTTCTTGTCGCCACGGTCACGGATGATTTCCTCACCACGTTCGTCAAAGTCAACGTCGTCGTCATCCCACTCACCAGATTTCAGGTCTAAAGCGTAGCGGTAGAGGTCGTCGGGGCTGAGTCTCTGGCCTTGGAGCAGCAGGAGTCCGCCTGGCTCTAGTCGAGTCTCGGCAATCGTTGACCAGTGAATCTGTTGCTTTTCTCGCGCCTCAATGGTGGCGATGGATTTGGGGGTAACAAGGTCGTCCCACACCACAAAGTTGAAACGTTGTCCAAGGAATCCGGAGTCCTCGCCATACGCAGACCACGTTGGTTCCTTTTCGGAGATGGAGCCCATGTCGCCATGCTGCATCACAATCAGGGCATCTCGGTTCCACACTTCTCGGTCAAGTGGTTGGAAGCGGCCAAAGTCAATCGCTACAGTTGACTCGGCATCAAAGGCAAGTCCTCGGCGTTTGTCAATGAGTGGTGCAAGTTCTGGGGTGGTTCGCATCAAGGTTCTCTTAATGCGGTTAACGTGCGTCTGTGCAGCTCTTTGGTTTGCTGCGCCGATCAGTCCACGAATGGCTCGATTGCGGCAGGTGAGCCAGATGGGAATGTCGTGGGTGAACACCGTGGTCTTACCAGTACCAGGTGGGCAGTTGACAACGAAGTATTCTTCCTCATCAGACTCAAGGGCAGCGGCTACTCGGTTTGCTGCTTCTGCCTGCCATGGGGTAGCGACCCGCCCGAAGTACCGCCTCTGAAAGTAAGTGAAGTCCTCTAGGGCTAGGGCCGCTTCCTCGGATAGTTTATCAAGGTCAATCGGGCCTTGGAGTTCTTCTACCCTCTTGCGCTCGATGGGGTTAGTAATCCCTGAGGCATCTTTGGTTGTCTTGTTGCGACTGTCGTTGATGACTCGCTGAACGCTACTGAGTGAGACATTGAGTTTCTTGGCGATGGCTCGGTAGGAGTAGCCCTCCGACATCATCTTGACGATGGCGGATTTAACCTTTGGGTCTAGTGCCATTAACCCTTATTTGCAGATGCAGCGGTCAGATCGCTTGCAGATGCAGGGGCGATGGGCCGCGCACAGACGAGCAATTTCGATGCCGCAGGATGCGATTTCTCGAACCAGCCGACCAGCGCGTAATACCCGTAGGAAGCCAAGGGTGAAACGAGCGCCACGACTTGGGGGTTGAGGTGGGCTTGCAGAGTTGAAACCAGCCCAGTCCCCACGCCAACAGCCGCAGGCACCAGCAATCTCAGCAAGCTTGTCTTGTAGTTCGTCATTCTTCGTTCCAATCACCGTAGACCTGCTTCCACTCGCCCTGAGCGTAAACGTGACCCCAGATAGAGTCCTCGTCAAAGATAATACAGGAACCATCGTTGAGCGTGAAGCCAGTGTCATAGTGCTCGTCAGTCTGACCGTCAGACCGCAGCACCTTCACTACTGGGTAGACAAACTTCACTTTCCCCGACTTCGTTGCTGATACTGCTGGGGCTGTCGTATGAGACATTTCTTCCTCGTTTGATTAGTCGCCGGAGTTCTTCTGGCATTGGTATTGGTTGTCCGTAGTCTACATCGTCAAGGCTGCCGGGGCGTATCACCTTCGGAGGCTTCGGCTGGATGATGAACTTCGGGTTCTTCGCGTCGGCCTCAATCCATCGCTTCCACAGCGGCACCCAAGATTCTGCGCGAGTAAGGCGAAAGTCCTTCTTCTCGTAGTGCTGAATGAAAGCCTGAGTCCTGGCAAGGAGGTTGATCTGGAATCCGTTGCCGACAAACCATTCTCGAAGTTCGTCGGTCAGCTGGAAATCTTCAGTGACGGTAGGCATTAAAACATCGCCTCCTGTTGCTCGCCCTTTTGTTTCTCCGCCCATAATACTCTGGCCTCAATGATCGGCCAATAGTCCTCGGTCATCTCGCAGCCAAGCCACTCAAAGCCTTCCAAGATAGCGGCACAAGCAGTAGTTCCACTACCGAGAAATGGGTCAAGAACTGTTCCGCTCGGTGGCGTAACCATCTTGACCAAGTAGCGCATAAGAGCGATTGGCTTGACGGTGGGGTGAAAGTTCTGCCGTTTTGCGTTCTCAAACGTGCGGTCAGGGCAATCGCATCCGTCAAGTGTTTTTGCTCCACAAGTAGCGCAAGACCTGTTGAGTCCGTTGCCCTTTGCAGCAATCTGTTGTTCCGGTAACCCCTTTAGCCCAGCATTACGCTCTGACTTGCTTGCCTTGGAGCAGTAGAAGAACCTTGCCCAGTCATCAGGCAGTCCATCGTGTATGACGTTGGCTGGCCAGCGACCTTGATCAACAACGGTGTATTCCACAGTTCCCTGCGCATTGTTGTAGTTATCGCCTCGAATGTCTGGGTAGTTGACGGTCTTGACTTCGCCGGTTCCAATTCCGACTCGTGAAGCGTCAATGTTCAAAGCACCAGTCCCCCACTCCAAGACATTGTTTGCAACTGTTCCGGTAAGGGGCTTACGAGCAACGACGATGGGTTCGTGAGCAGGTTTGAGAGCCGTTCCCCAGCCCGCCCACTTTTGGGCTTCAGGAGAGTTTGGTTCGGTGATGTTAAACTCGTGGGGGTTATTGGTCTTGTTCCAGTCCGATGACTGTCCGAGCGCAGTCTTGCCTGCCTTGCCCTTGCCAACAACCTTCAATGTTCCAGCGGCCTTGTCTATTGCCTTGGAAACGTCTAACGATTTCGGGAAGCCTGAGCCGTAGAGCCACATGATTTGGTCACGCACTTCAAAGCCAGCATCTTCAACGGCGCAGGCAAGGCGGTGATAGGTGCGACTGCCGCCGAAAGCAAGCAGGTGGCCGCCCGGCTTCAGGACTCGCAGGCACTCGGCCCACAGTTCTACGGAGTAAGCGATGCCGGAGTTGTCCCACGACTTGCCCATGAAGCCCAGCTCGTAAGGCGGATCAGTCACGATGCTGTCAACGGAGTTGTCTGGCAGTTTTGCTAGGAGGTCGAGGCAGTTGCCTTTTAGGAGCATGGTTTTCCCTTCAGTCTCATTGTGAGGTATCTGTACTTTAGCAGACTCGCTCTTACGCGAGTCGTTTTCTAAGATGTTGATCTGAAAGTTCTTCTTTACTGCAAGCGACTGGCCGACCAGTCGTTTTCAAAGGAGATAAATCTTCGTTAGAAAAACTAGGGGGACAACTTCGTTGCCGTTACTGCCTGCGGCGCAATAATCCCAGTCATTCCCAGACTCAACATTTCCCCAAGGTTGAGCGCCACATTCCCTTCCGGCACATCAGCGGTAGATCATTCCGCAATAGATCAGAGACCCATTTAACGGGATACTCGTGGGAGTTAGCCACGGGGGACTTCCACCCTCGCCTGCTAGTGCGCAGGAACACAGACTCTAAAAATGATGGGGCCTTTGCAGGGGAGGCATTGGCCTTGTCCGCATCCTAATCACTCAAGTAGTAGTCGGCGGTGGATGGTAAAGAGATTTTTTTCTGAGCATCACCCTTACTGCGATTCTATGGTAGATTTACTTTGCTGGTGAGAGTCGCCGCAGAAAGGAATTGCCATGATTGTCGGATTCGCAGGTCTGGCTGGCGCAGGAAAGAATGAAGCTGCACGAGCCCTGCCATACGTTTCAGTGGGATTTGCTGACCCCATCAAGGAGATAGTCACCTCGATTGACCCATGTGTCTCCTTCCACCCTGTATCGGGAATGATCCACCTCTCAAGCCTGCTCAAGTACGAGTCATTTGAGTTAGTCAAGCGCAACTCAAATGAACTCCGCCGACTGTTGCAGGAACTCGGCATGGCAATGCGGAAACTGAACGAGGAACACTGGGTAGACCACCTGTGGTTGGAGATGGATTCCAAGGGCATCTACGACTTCTGCATCACTGACGTTCGATTCAAGAACGAAATCAGTTTCATCAAGCGAGAGTTTGTCTCTCCTGGCTACGTCATCTGGATTGAGCGACCCGGCGTAAAGCAGGGAACCCATGCTTCAGAGACCAGCATCAAGGCTGAGGACTGCGATGGCTTTGTCCTGAACGATGGAACCGTTGAGCAACTGCACGAGAGGGTTCGCGCAGAACTGTGGGCGCTGCAAACCAACCGGCTGGAAAAGTAATGCCCAGTTACAGACCCAGATACAAGAAGCCGTGGGCAGCGGCAGTCCATGTTCGAGCAGAACTTAAGACTTACCACCTTGGCTACTTTGCTACGAGAGAAGAAGCTGTAGCGGCAGAGCAAGGTTTCAGGAAATGCAAGCCCGGCCCCGGCAAGGCATGGCCTGAGAGTGCTCGCAAACGTAGTGCTGAAGTCCGGAAGCAAAAAGCAGAGGAACGTCGTCTGGCGGGAATCTATGTGGCTCCCCCAGCAGAACCCAAGAAACCACTTAGCGCCCACGAGAGAGCCATTGAGCGAGCAATGAGGGCAATGTGAACCAAGCCGAGAGAGACGACCTGAGAGAGAAGCACACATCCATCACCTTCCAACCGGCAGACTACCCACAACATTCTGTCTGCATCGTGTGCGACAGTGCCTATCCATGCGACACCATCGTGGTGCTTGACTGGGCTGAGTTCCTGCTAGGGGAACTGAAATCTATCTCGGCAGTCTGGGACGGTGAGTGATGAACCAGTAAGAACGTGACGACCTGAGAGCGCATTGGGACAGTTGGCGGCAACACCGGACTCACTTCCCTGATTGCTACAAGTGGCACCCAGAATGCGCAGTACTCCAAGTACTTGATGCTTGGGATAGTGCAGAATACCGACCAGTAGAGCAAAGTGCAGAATAAGGAGCAGTAATGGGCAAGATGTCATTTGAAGAAGCAGAGCATGTCATTTGGACTTCCGTACGCAAACGGCAGAAGCGTAACGAACTCATTACTCAATTGACTGAGAAGCATGTCCCCCTCGATCAGAACCAGGGTGCTATCGGAGCCGTGACCTACTGTGTCGGCTGCAAGACTGCCGGCGGACTACTCAACACTTTGTGGCCTTGTGACGTAGTGAAGCTCATTGAGGCAAGCAAGTGAGTGAGCCGGAAGTTGTCCACGAGTATTCCTTGATGGACATTTACTATCCGGAAGCCAATCGTTCTGGCCGACCATCTGATGAGTGGTACAACCGCCGAAATGCGTTCTGGAAAAACAATCCTGAATTGCAGAGTCTCTACTCCCCAGCATGGGGGCCAGACCTTGAGTGTCCCGAACTTGTCATTGACTTAGATCGCTGGAGAGAAACCTTGCCTTCAAGAGCGCAGAGAATCTTTGAGTGACTCTGCTTGAAGCGATCCTCGATTACCTCTGCTGGCCTAAGCCTCTGAATACGCCATCTACGCGACACACAGAATACGCTGAGACCCCTCTAGAAGCCTCTGTAAGCCACGCTGAGGAAGAGTCTGCTCCATAGTGCCGGATACCGTTTAGCACCTCTCTACCATTCCACTTCTTTGCTGGTTTCAGGTTGGCCGGAACAGTTGCACGAATCTGTGAAAGTCCTTGCGGGACAACGGATTGACCGGATTTACGTGCGTTGCATAGAACGATTACGAAGTACCCCCCGCCTCGGCAGACCCCCGGTTCCGCTCGTGGCATCTCGCTGGTGACTGCTCAATAGGCGTAGCGTTCGTGTACGTATGGGGGCAATTAAGGGGTAATGAGGGGGAAGGGGGAAGTTTTAAGCGATTGGCTAAGAACACAAACCAAGGTGCACACGTAGCACGTGAGAGGGTGAACACGTCACACACCGAACACGTGAAGCGGGCACACCGAACACGCCCCCCTATGGTTCTACCCCCTACGTGAAAACACACCGGGCACGTGAGCCTTGGTTACTTCCCGCCGCCATTGCCGTGACCATTGCACCAAGGTCTGAGCTTTGACCGGGGGCGCACTTCAACCCCTGGCGCGTGTACTTACCCCCTACCCGTGAGCACTTCGCCACCGTGAGCCGTGATCGATCCCGCCGCTATCCAGCTGGCGCGTAAGCGTGATTAGGGCCGGCACGCGTAAGCGAAGCCCGCCGCCGTTGCACCTTGACACCCGCCGCCGTGTGAAGTAGATTTACACCGGCGGCATAGTGTCGCCCCTAGTGGAAGGTTCCAACCATGTTTAAAAAACACCCTTGCAATAGTCAGTGTGAGCTAACACCCGAAGGGGAACTAGAACACGCTCACCCTACTTACGCGTGTGAACATTGGCGGGACATGTGTACGCCATGCCAGACTGCACACCGTGAACGGATCGATTGGGACATTTAACCCGCCGCCGTACCTTGACAGTTCACACCGTGTGAAGTAGATTTACACCGTGTCCACAATGGGCACCTAACGAAAGGGGCACACGTGCCAAGAATCATCATTACACCGAAGGCGTTCACCGCCATCAACCGGGCCACCAAGGTGGTCGAACACCTAAGCGGTTGGGCCACCTATTACATGGTGCAACCAACCCCCGACACTTACGCCGTAGCGGTAGTGAGCATGGCGGGCGACATGGCGGTAACCGTTGACGTTGAACCAGACGCCGATAACATTGCCGGTTACCGTGAGCCCTTCCAACTTCCCGCCGAAGTGTTTCACGGTAGCGGGGCCCGCGTGTTGGCCATTGGCATCGAGACGGTGAGCGTTGAAACCGCCGCCACCATGGTGACACACCCGCTACGGGGTGACCATGAGAACCACGCCGCCATAGTTGACGTGATCGCGTCGACCATTGCCGCCGTGACCGTTGGGGCGGGTGAGGCCGACATGTTCACCGTCCCCGCCGCCATCCTTGAGGGTGTAGTTACCGCCGCCGGGGTTGATGAGGCGCGACCCGTGCTTACTTCACTGCACGTTGACGGGGGCGAAGTAACCGCCACCGATTCCTACCGTCTTGCCTATGCGCCCGTTGACAGTGGCACCGCCGAAGGTGAGATCCACGCCGCCGCCGTGAAGTTTGCCCTTACCGTGAAGGCGTCAACCTATCTGGTTCGCTTCGCCCGTGACGGTGAGCGTGCAGTAATCGCCGGGGGCGGTGTGGCGGTACTTTACCGCCGCCGGGCCATTGGTGGAAGTTATCCCGCCTGGCGTAACCTTATCCCCGACACCGCCACCATGACGGAATTGGTCAACACGCCTAACGGGGTGCAAGCTTCTAAGGCGTTCACCGCCACCGTCAAGGCGGTTGGGGGCGTGAAGATGGCGAAGGATACGCCCGCCGTGTTTACGCGTGACGGGGTGAGCATGACCGCCAAGGGAACCGACTACGCGATTACCGGGGCCGTTGCCCCTGGCGCGTGGTTCACCAAGGCGGGTGACGGTGCCAAGGTTGCATTTAACCCGGTTTTCTTCGCCACCGCGTTGGCCAACTACACGGGCCCCGTGTCGGTTTTGGTGAACGATAGTAACCGCCCGGCGGTTATCACCGGCGAAGGTTCTACCGTGGTCTCATTGCTCATGCCGGTGCGGGTGTGAGCATGTCCTACACCGTTGACCGCAACGCCGAAGGCGCCTATCGCGTGACTGCGCTAGTCACCGAAGGCGTCGAAACATGGTTCCACACGTCAGTGTTCTACGGGTACGGGAAGCGTGAAGCTCTCACCCGTTACCGGGAACACGTGAAGACTCAAGGGTGGAAGGTGAGCCGGTAGTAATTCTCCCCCGCTGGCGCGTTAGGTGAGTTCGACTCTCACCGGGGGAACCATGTCGGGAATAGTTCCCGGCAGTAGAAAACACCTAAGGGGTGTAGTTATGGGAGAATATGCGATCGACCGGGTAACCGGCGAAGAAGTGAAAATTGGCACGTGTGAGAGTATGTATTACTTACGTGCCGATATGGTTGACCAAGTGCGGGCCCTGCCCGGTAATGTTGACCCGGTAGCCGATAGGTTTGCACTTCGGTTTCGGTTCCCATTTCCCGGTGAGGACGGGTTTACCGTGTCGCAACTTATGAGCGTGCCCGATTACCAGAAGGGTCACGGGGTTAGCGGTTACACCGTCCCGAAGAATGACCACTACACCGTTCAATTTAAGGCGGATGGCGGCTACCTTCTGAGTCTGCCCTGCCCCGAAGGTGACGCGGTGCCAGAAGGTTTGGACATTGGCCGCAACGGGTACACCGGCGGGGCCAAAATCGTGGCCCAACGGTGGCAGGATGACGACACGCTCACTACCGTGGTCATGTGTGGCGGGTGCAAAGCCATGTGGCGGCTATGCGATTGGGCCGAAGTGTTGCCCCTGGTCGAAGCGGTTCTACGTGAAGCGGGCACGCGGCACACCCGTATGTGGCAGGAAACCGACACGGGCCCGGTGTACTGCGGCGGTTGGGATGAGCTTGAGATCGCCCGCCGGGTGATGGCCGGATACCCCGAAGGACGCGCGATCCTTGAGGGTGGCGGGTTTGTCTCAATGTG